TTAGTTGGTTTGTGTTATCGGTTCAAGTCTTCCCTTCAACTTCTCACTATCCTCCCCATGGCCAGTAATATCATTCGCTTGCACTGGTGTTTTGGTGCTTGCTCGTCCTGGTGCTACACCGCTGTGTGTATGCGTTGCTAAAGTGTCGGCCAATTCTTTAACCACCTGCATTAGCTCCGATAAAAGAATCAACACATTCTCTTGCTTAGAGCCTATCCAAGTCTTAGGTGATTGCAGCCATTGGTGCTCAGCGGCAATACTTCGGCGAAATTTTCCGATGGTCTCAATCAGTTCGCCAGCGGTAGCCGTTTGCATGTTACCCAAGCTTCCTAACACCAGATCATCTCCTGACAACAAATTAATAGCGCCAAGCGCTTCAATGAGCTTCTTACCATTCACTTCTTCAGTGCTGTGCTCATTTACAAAAAGCTGATGCTGGCCAAACTCACCTTTATACCGTTCAAATTGGTCTAACTTATCAAACGCTCTCTGATTTTGAGTTTGGTCAGTCTGCAGTGTTGTATTTCCTGCGGCATCGACTCGATAACTCACTTCTTCACGTTGCTGTTGTAGTTGTTCACCAGGCTCTATTGAGGGAAGCGCATATTCACGTCCATAAACGCCACGTATGATGGGTCTATCGCTTCGACCATAAGCGAAAGCAATTTCAACCAGTGTCCCTTCTAATGGATACGCTAACAATCCGGACTCATGTCCGCTCATGTTAACCGGCAATGGTATCGAGCGATAAACTGGTACGTTACTATCTGGTTGCAAATTATCATCTAGGACTTGCACATCAACGGAGAGTCTTGGCCGAAATGGGTCAGATACTTTACCCGCCGTCGTACTGTCTCTAACCGATTCGACTCGCCCGAACTTTGGCAAGTGAAAGCCTGCTGCTAATTCAGGAAAATGCTGTAGTGTTTCTCGCTTTTTAGGTATGACTTCAGACTGCTCAGCTTTCCAATACGCCGTCATATCATCCTGTATTAAGTCAACCCGATTGACTCGCTTACCATTCACAACACGACCTGGTCTAAGCATAGGAAACGGAACAAAGGTGACACTGTTACCATTTTGACGACTCGTAAACTCTTCAGGTAGTGGCATTGGTTTGCCGTTGAAATGGCTATCTTGATAGGAGCCAAAGTAAACTACCTGGTCAGTATGTTGAAACCAAACACAGTCAGGAATAGAAAAAGCCTTAGCGACCTGATCTAAACATTGATAACCCGTTCCCTGGCAAACAAAGTTTGGGATCGCGGTCTTCATGTATGCTTTATTAGGCAGATTAAACTCGAGACCAGTAAGGTGAGAGAGCTCATCAATAACCTGCTCGGCATTTGGATGCTCTAAACTGAGAGACCAACGTTTACTCAAAATACCTGTCAGTTCTTTTACTGTGATTTTTTGGTAGCCATTGACTGTAGATTGGATTTTATCAACATAGCCCTCAAACCAAGGCGACGTTTTGTTTTCATATCCAATATCAAAACGCACCGGCTCGAATAATTTCAGGGGTTGTGTTGCTTCAATTTCAAAGATGGCCACACTACCCAAAGAAAGCTTTAAGCTCACCATGTTACTTGCCAATTTGACTTCTTCGCCGCTTATATACAAGCGCTTCTCTAACTTCATTGAGTCGCCTCCTCTGCGGTGATGAGAGCCTGTTTTAACCGAGTATTCTCTCGCTGCTCTGGCTTGCTTTGCGCTTTAATCCGCTGCTCTTTTTGCTCGGCGACACTGTTGTACTCCCGAAGCTCAAAGGAAACATTCCAAGCCTGTAGAGTTTCATGTTCTCTTGCTTGAATACGTCCAGTGAACTTCACATTGCGAATTTTAAGTGCGAGCGCAATGTCATTGCCGATTCGATAAATACGCCTAGCATTCGACTCATCTTTATCTGAAGCAAACGCATAAAGTTGGGTCAGTGTTTCTATACGAATGAATGGAACACGACCACTAAAGGTAAGCTTTTTGCCTTTGTCACCTTGCTCTGCCACCTCGGTACCAGAAGACTGCCCACTCATGTCCTGGTCTTTAAACTCCATGGACATTTCAACGGTCATCGAGTCTAAGTTAATTGGCACACCATCTAGAGCTAGCATAATAGCTCCTCAAAAAACGTCATAGGTTCATAGCTAAGCAATAAGCTTGCTAATGTAAATTGATGATTGTTGGGCGTTCCCGCTTGATTCAATCGTGTCGCTATACTTTCCGCATTGCCCTCCACGGAGAACGCATAGATACTTCCTTTCAAGTTCTTCAGAGCGTTGAGCTGAGCCTTGATTTCTTCCATCTTTTTATTGCGTTTCGCTGCTAATAACTGCAACTTGTCAATTACGTGATGGTCATCGTCTGCTAATGACTCTAGCGTAGCTACTTGGGCACCTTGCCAATGTAAAGCATCATGTAATGGGTTAGCGTTGAGTAAAGCCATCGGCTTAAAGCGTGGTAGAGCGATCGCTGCAGGTTGATGGAACTTATCAACGTCATTGGTATTTAAAGCATGACTTTGCCTAGCTACTTGGCACCATTCAGGCATTGGAAGCAATGATGTAAGCTCAATGAGCTGCCGAGAGAATTGATTCAATTGAGAGGCCGTTACCATTATCGCAATGCCGTGAAGATGGCCATTTGGTCGGTACCTATCAGCGTAATCCCGCAGCTTATTAGATAACGTTTTAATTGCAGTACTAGGATTGAGGTAACACCCCGAGTCCAAACGGGTCCCCACTTGAAACTGATATGGCGACACTGTAAGTACGGTTCCTGAGACAAGTAAGGATTGAAGTTCACTACGCAGCTTAAGCAAAGCGCTCGCCTCTTCACTTAAAGAGTGACGCCCGTAATTGGCGTCACTTGTATGGTTGGTTAACCGGTTAATCGCTTCATTCATTACGGCGCCGACTGCGTCTGTCACTGACTCAGCCTTGGTTTGAATATTCTGCGAGTAACTTGGCCAGTTTAATTGGGAAAGCAGCCACATCATAAACTATCTTCACTCATCAAAGAGTTATTAGTAGGTCGTTGAGGCCTCTCCACCATTGAAACAACATGATCTTTCACGTAATTACGCAGATCTCGACGGTAGACTCTCCATTGCTCTATAGTTGCGCTTGCACGTGCGTCCGCATCTTCATGTAGTACTATCTGCCTATCTGCAAATAGCATTTCTTGTTCTACCCATAAATTTTCTTTCTCTGCAAAAACCTGAGCTTCTTCGTTAGGTGTATATTGGGGCTCTATATAACTTGAAATAGAGCCAAACTCCCCCTCTAGTGCTCTTCGATGCGCATCACGGCCATACTCCATGCAATCATTAGGGGACATAATAAAATCAACCCACTGTTGGCCAAATTTTGGGACACATTGCACCTGAGCGTGAATTGTCGTCTTATCGTGCGACGTATATTGTAAATTTCTTGCTGTTGTTATTTTCATCATAGTATTCGCTCATAATCCGCTGTAGCAGAAGCTGAAAGAGAGACAACCCCTCCTCTTTTCGCCCAAGTACCCGCTAATACTCTACCTTTCCCACCTCTAGGGTTTTGGTCACACCAGAAAATATTACCTCCCCATTGCGCATCCGTATTTATAGCCAATACAGCACGTGAGTTAACCTTTGTGTGAATAGTTGAAAATGCTTTCAATACTGTCCCAATCGGATAGTCCAGGTGATTAGGGTTGGTGCCCGTATAGACCTTAGGAGGGATTGAGTCACCGATATTCATTTTTTTATTCAGAGCGTTTTGTAATCCTGACACCGTAGAAATAGCTTGAGTGCCCGTGTGATTAGCTCGGTTCTTTAAATGTGCGTCTGTTTGATTTTTCGTAGCTTGAGTGGCGACTCCATCGAGCTTTTGCTTATCTGCTGCCGTCATTACCCCTGCATGAGATGCCGTCACCGCACTTAAAACCGCATCTTTACCTGTAGAGCTCTTGATCGTTTGAGTTGTGGCATTGCGAGATGCCGTCAAGTTAGTTGCGATATTCGCTTGCGCTCCAGCTTGTATGCCATCCAGCTTCTTCTTGTCTGCTGCGGTCATCACCCCGGCGCTCGATGTTGTTGCGGCACTTAAAGTGGCATCTTTACCCGTAGAGCTATTAACCGTTTGAGAATTGGCGTTGCGAGACACGCTCAAGTTAGTTGCTACATTGACTTGAGCCCCACTCTGAATCCCGTCTAATTTTTTCTTATCGCTTGCACTCATCCAACCGGAGGCTGTTTTAGTGGCATTCTTAACATTCTTGTTGATGTATGACGCGACAGACTGAAAGACTCGTTTTGCACTCCATAGACTACGGTGTTCATCCTCACCAGCTTCAGCTTGTTGCTGAGTGATAACATCCCACACGCGCCAATCAGTAACATTGCCATGAGAGTCAATGCCAGCAAGTCGGGCGATGTAATGCTGTTGACCGCTTTCATCAACGTAATTACTGAGTTCTGTTTTTGAGCTTTTTACCGTTGCTATGTTTTCCCAACGAGAGAGTGCGCTGCCTTGGCGTACCACATCTAAGTACAAGCCGCAGGGAACGCCATCACTGACCACCACCTCTTTTTTTGACAGCTCAACACGTAACCCTGAGACATAAACAACTCCGGGACTAACAACAAACGTGTTTGACTTTCCTTTAGCGACGACCGAGCAGCCACGAACAAAGGCCGAATGGCCATAATGGTCGAGATTCGCCAAACGTAAATCATCATCAATGCCCATTAAGCGCCCATGAAAATCTATCTGCCAAGTTCCTGGATCAACATGAATATTTGCTATCGCTGCAGCGCCACTGTACTCCTGCGCGACGGACTTAATAGTGGTCATGTTTTCTTCTTTAGTTTCCGTGTTCTTATACACGATCAAGCCACAGGAGTTCTCAACATGCTTGTCATGGAGGTAAATCGCATTGAACTTAAAACTCGGTGTGGTTGACTGAAGAATGACGGAATACACCAACGTATTACTATTAAGCCGCGCAGCCTGGTCCACTTTTTGACGATGCACGATATACGCTTCACTAGGCAGACCTAGGGCACGGTCAATCGGTGATTCAGCGTCTAAGTCAGGAATATGAGCAAACACAAACTCGTTCATGTCTGTCGTACTACCCGCTGTAATTTTATCCACTAAATAGCGCTCAAACTGAGCAGGGATAATGGTTTGGCTCATACTGTATTATTCCTCTAGTTTTGCACTAAATAGCTGCTGACTTTGGCTGAAACAGGCCGTACGAATGTGCACCTGAATGGGATAAACAACTTCAAATCGATATCGACGGCAAGTTCTCCCATACTGCTCTATGAGCACTTGAACCAACTTGCTGTTTTGCGAGATATCGCCATCACTTAGCTCAATAGTACAAACGTCCCACTGAACTTCGCTTTGACGCTCTTTGAACTTAACGATGCCAATGCCTAGCCTTTCAAAAATCCGCTTGAAACCCGCTACGCTACCTGCGTCTTTGGCGTTCACTTCTGCGTATTTCACTCGCTTTCGAAACAGTGAAAGTGGCTCACTCTCAAACCTTTTGATATCTCTATCCCATGCCATTAATTCCAATGCTTTTTCGTTACAGGTCAACGCATCCATTTGGCGAAGCGGAAATAGCAGACTGCTCCAAACTATCTGGAAGAATGAAAAAACGCCTTTAGATAAAAAGTGAGGTTCTTTGACTTCATCCGCCGTCGTTCTTCCGTCCTGCCACCATGGGATCACAATTTCGGGTAAGCGAGGGGAATGTCGGCTTTGGTCGTAATTTCGAGACTCAGACATCCACGAGTTCCTTAACTGTGAGTGATTTCAAGCGAGGCTGTTCTAGCTTGCTGATAATATCTTTTTGGACTTTTCCGTCTACGGTAAACCTTACCGATTCAACTTCCGTCATGTTGGTATGTATCTCAGTACCAAGCAAAGATAAGCTAAAACGATGCTCAGGTTTCGCGCGTGTCATTTCTGGATAAGCTGCTGTTTCTCGAAAAGCCGCTCTAATCCTCTCTTCCACTTCAAGAAGTTCATTCACTTTGGTTGCGCTGTCTAAGTTCTCAGCTAAAACGACATCCGCCGTGATCTCATGTTTCGTATCGGGAATGGCTTTACAGGTAAGTACATCACCGTGACCGTGATGCCCTTTAGACATTATGTGCTCATTTAGCTGTTCAAGAACGGTTAGCGGGGTTGGCCCCACTTCCATCAAAATCAATGCTTCTGCTGAACCAGGGGTTATGTCCCCTGTATTTCTAAAATAGATGTTATCACTTCGGATCCCCGCTACGCTGGCGATGATAGAGCGATACACATCATCGATGTGCCATTCACCAGAGCTAGTAAAGGCATTTTGAATACGAAGCGCTAACTCTTCATCAGTCTCTGCATCAGCACCGAGTACAGAGAGCCAGTCAGGTTCATTCACCGCATCAACAATGCCCGGTATCGCTTCAGGAATAATGTTGAAATAGCCCGCAGGCAAGTTAAACGCGGAGCCCGCTTCAAGAGCTTCGACAAGCACCTTACCCTTTAAGTGACCAGACTCGATGATTCCAGGCTCAATAACTTGAACTTTATACATAACGCCATCTATAGGTAGCGTTTGAATACCCGCCCCTTTCTCAATCGTCACCGCATCAGCAGCATTTGCTTTAGTTAGTGTGATGTAGCCTTGTGCTCTTTGAGCTACTTTCGGCGCGATATTGTGCTCCCATGCTTTTAGGTCCAGAGCCCAACGCTCAGCGGTTGCCACGAACATATTGGGCATAACGTGCTGAGCCAATAGATGTCTAATCAGCCAAACACATGGCGTGACCACTGCAGCGCGAACCCAACGCCAAAACGGTGACATTTCGGAGTCATTCGAAACCTTACTACCAGCCCCCACGACTTCTTGTTTTAGTTTGGTTTCAAAGTCCTTTTCGGTAACTGGAACACCCGATTCACTTAGCACCTGAACAAAATCCGTACTTGGTCGTTTACTCATACTTTCACCTCAAGTTCCCCATATTCATAAGCCTTAGCGGTTAAGGTGATATCACCAGTTTCTGTTTCTCTTGCTGTCGCTGAACCCGGTACCACTCTTACATCTCTCTCAGCAAGTTGCTCAATTTGCACCATTACATCAGCGCGTAACGCTGGGTTTCTTTCTGCAACCAATTGGCGAGCCAATCCTGATTCCATGATCGCGTGCTTAATGTCCTGCGCGATGCTGTATAAATCACTGCACTCTTTAGGCTGTTGGCCTGCGTCCATATCCCAGCCACCCTCGACCACTTTGATATCGTTGTAGCGCTTGCGTTCTGTTAAGTCGTTACCCCACATTGAGCTCATCCCACTCGGCTAATTGGTCTGGTGTTATTCCGTTAGGGGCAGTGATATACACGTCGCCAAAAGAGCTAACTCGACTAGCATCACTGTGATTGGTTGTTTTCATATTGTTCACCACTTGAGGAGGCAATCGTGGCTCGTTGCTCTTCCCTTTGTATTCGATAAACGGTTGAGGCGATTGAGTATCTAGATTTGGAGCTTCAACGTTGATGCTTGGCTGAGAAATAACCTGGCTTTCTGCAATTTTGAACGGCGCCATTTGCTCTGGCTTATATCCATAAACGTCTTGGTTCGTCGCTATCGCAGACTCGTAACTCATTTGAGGTTGAAGTAGTTCTAATTGCTTAACTTCTGACGCATCACCCGGAGTTAGGTTCTTTGATATAGGAGTACTGTGTTCAGCTTGGACGGCCGTTGCCATCTCTGGCGTTTCAATTTGGCTCCCCAGTTCAATATCAACACCTGGGATCATATTGAGTAAATCAACGAGCCCTTCGATAGCATGAGCAATAACATCAAACCAAGCCGTTTCTTTAAACGCGGAGGTTAAGTCGTCCCACCAATAGATTGCCGCAGCAATACCACCTATAAGCAGCGCTATACCAGCGACAACCCAAGTTAACGGGTTGGCCCAAAGCGCGGCGTTAAATAGCCATGCAGCAGCAGTACTCGCCAGCGTACTAATACGCAGTAGTTTCATGATGCTATTTAAACTCGTCATGGTAACCGTCCAACCAGCAGACATCATTTGCCCGATACCCATGGCAAGCGACAATGTTGCAATCACCCCGCCAAGAGACAGGCCTGCGATGGCGACATAGCCAAGAATTTCAGCAAGCCAAGGAAATTGGTCCGTCCAACCAACAAGCACCATTAAGCCGTCAGCCATAGTGCCTACAACCGAATTGATTGAAGGAAGAATCGCACCAAATACCGCTGCACGAACCGCAAACCATGCCGCTTCTAACCGTTCCCACTGATCTGTCATGGTGCTGGCCATTTGCTCGGCCTTCGACATTCCCTCGATTTGACCAAGTTGGTCAATACTGCCTGCGAGTCCTTCGGTATCAGCCATTAATAACTTAATCATGCTAACGGCTTCTTCTGAGCCGAATGCCTTTTTCAAATCAGCCGCTTCAGCAACACTTAAGGTGTCACCATATTTACCTTTCAATTGTTCAAGAATATCTAGCATAGGCAGCATCTGACCTTGGCTATCGGTAAACGACAAATTGAGCTTATCTTGAGCGTTGGCCACACCCGCTAAGAATGCTTTGTATTTGGTACCCGCTTCGCTGCCACTCATGGTTGATTGAAGAGTGCCTAAAATCGCCATCTGCTCTTCGATTGCAACGCCTGCACTGGTCGCATTCGCTCCGATGCTAGTAAAAGCACTACTCATGCCTGCGCCTGTAGTCTTAAACATTTCAACAGACTGCGCAGTCATGCCGGCAATCTGTTTGGACCAAATACCAACCCCAATTTCATCAGCTTGATTTTTGAAAACACCATACATGGTGCCCATATAATCCGTAATGGTTGCAGTATCAGCCTTAGTCGCAGCAGCTAAAACGGCAGAGCTTTTGGTGATGTCAGAAAGGCTGTCTCCATCAATATCACCAAATGCTGACTTGATATCATATGAGGCGCCGACAATATCTGTGGCGGACTTCCCGTACTGTACCGATGTCCAAAGTGCGGTCTTTGAAAGCTTCGTGAGATCCTCATCCAGAACCCCTAACGACTTCACTTCGCCTAGCTTTCTATCCATTTCAATCGCTGGCATCAGCGCATTTTGAATAGCAAAGCCCGTAGCGACTAAACCCGCACCACCTGCCGCCATGTTTTGCATGCCTTGCTTACCAGCATCCATCGAAGCTTGTACTTCTTTAGTAATCCCCTGCAGCGGCTTGGTGACTTGATCAACCAACGCTATGTGCATCAACAGTTTTTCCATACTCATCGCGTAATACTCACTCGCTCTTTATGTCTGTTAATGACTAAACAGTCGGCTGATAGCACTCATTACCGCTCTTTCTTCGCGTTCGAACTGGTGTTTGTCCAGCCAGATAGCGCGACTTAAACTTCTTTCGTCGTCTGGCTCACTCGGCAAAAAATGACGACGAAGGGCAAAGGCCTGTTCCAAAGGGTTATCTTCAATCCGCTTTGCCCTATCTGTTATTTTTTTAGTGTGATTTCGATACCACCTTTAGAAGCGTTACTTACCGTGGCATAAAGCTCGATAGTTAAGCCGGGAACGCTATCAAGTAACTCAGTGAGCTCATCTTTTTGCTCTGGGTTCACGGTACGCGTTAAGTACGTATAGGCAGGCGCGACTTTGTTGTTAGGCATCATGTCATTGGTATAGTTATTTGCATCCTGTACCGTTGGCGTAAATACGAAGTCAGTGCCACCGATAGCGACTACGACAGGTTTTGATGTAAAGGTAGGCTTAGTCATTCTTACTTCTCTTCTTGTTTTCGTGCTTAGCACGCCATTGCAAATAATCTTCAATCTGGTTATCACACTCAGTCAGTGCGTTTTTCAACTTGGGAATGTCGTCGGTAACCACTTCCGGCCATGTCCCTTGAACTTGTGGTTTTGAACAGGGCACCAACATTCCAGCAGGTGGCAATTTCATGAACACCTGCGTTGCGACGGTTTCAGTAGGGTTCGCGCAGGCGGTCAGTAACAGTGGCAGGGATATGGCACTGAACGTTTGCCAGCTCTGTTTTAATTGCTGCCAGGTCTGCATTGAGTTTTTCCTCTGCTGCTATGTGTTGCCGTTGCCGCTGAACTAACATGTTGTTAGCTTGCTCACTTTCACCCTTCAAAAATTCAATGGTGGTTAAGTTGATTTGGTTGTCTGCTTCTGACTTGGTGAGCTTTTCACTTAATGTGGTTTTCTCTGCTTTGACGGTATGAAGCTGCAGCTTCAGCACCGCGATGGTCGTCACCAACACAGCAAGACCAATCCACTTAATCCATTTCCATGCAGCGATCACGTTCTAATCCTCTTCGGGTGACGAGTCCTTTAAGTACAACGCCCTGACTCTTTACCCACTCCGTAATGTGACCGCAGGCTTTGGGATAATTGCCATGTTTGATTGCTGCGTAAATCCGAGTGTCAGAGCCGTCCTTATTTTTGCGAAACTTGGTACACCCGAAGTTGAAAACAAAGCTGGTAAATGCGTCAAATTGACCCGTGCTCATTTGCGCTCCTGAAATCCTTTCTGCATTGGTCACACATCGTTCGGCCGATTGAATATTTTTCACCCAGTCGATCGCGACTTGCTCCAATGTGATTGGCGTATCTGGCACACCATGAGTATTCCCAATCCCATTCGTAGGAATACCTCCCGGACAAACGTAAGGGTTCTGCCGGCATCCCTCTGCATCACCAATCAACTTCAGTCCTTTAGGGGTGATGCGCAGCGTTCCTAAGTCTCGTTCCGATACCACAACTTGCCCAATGGGCTGCGTCAATTCTGGTCCATAAACAGCCGTACCACCTGTTACCAAGCCGATCACAGCGACTACAGAACAAATGATCCGCTTAGTCAGTTTCACTCAGTGCTACTCCTTTTTCGCTAGCAATACGTTGCATTGCTCGCTTGTGCCAATAGTTCAATCCCAGTGCTGCAAGGCCAATCACTAGTGATAAAATGAAATACCACTGCTCAAATGTCAGCTTGCTGAAAGTCATTCCTGCCAATGACACAAGGTAAGCAACTCCACTGGTTAATTTGTCGAACCAATCTTTCATATCGTTACTCCAACTTAGCCTGGCAAGGTGCGCAAAACTGGCATCCCGCTATAGCTATCTGACGCCCTTCAGGGATAGGGTCACCACATTCAAGGCATTCTTTTGCACTCTCTTGTTCGCTTGTCTGCATAGACTGTTTAAGCTGGTTTGCGATTGCCATTTCAGTAAACTTGGTTTCGTTACTACTAGCATGGTCGATAAAGTCAGGCATTCGTTCTCTCTCTGATAGGCTTAAAGCAAACCGCGGGTATCATCATTACTTAGGTATGAGATGCCATTAATGCGAACAAAGTGAGGGCTCGTCACAAAGCCTTTAAGCTTGCGCTTGGTTTTATCACTGCTGTTTGGATCAACACTAAGTAAATCTGAGATTTGAAGCTTCACACCAAACAGCTCTACTTTGTCTTCATCATCGCCAGTATTTGCATAGAACATACAGTCGTGTGGCTTAATACCGCGCCAACTGCCAGCTTCGCGAGCTTTTTGTTGAAGCTTACGGAAGTTGTTCAAGTCCAGCTCATACTCAACATCACAACTCACAGCTCCATGAGTAAATCCAGTGGGAATGCCGCGCTCTTTATCAACAGCAGACTCATCATTGATGGTTGCTGTAGCCGACTCCACATGAACCAAAATCCCCAGCATGTTTATGTCGAAGCTTCGCCCTGTATAACGAGAATTCATTGTTTACTCCCCTAGTCGTTGATTGAGCATGATGCCGATGGTGATTTTCACTGGGCACTCGTAAGGTGTAACTGCGAGTAGAATTTCAACTTCTTCACTATTAACCCATGTAATGGTGATGTCATCGTCTTGAGGTGGTTTGATTTCACCAGGGAACTCGTAATCACCAATTTTTTTCACTACCGCCATTTCACGGAGGTCTTGAGTAAAATACAGCTTTGCGCTGGCTTCACTGCCTGGTGTGGAATTGAATTCTCGATCAGCAATTCGTGCAATTGCTCGTACCCGCACTTTACGTGCTGCTTTCATGGCGACACGAATGTGACGAATATCTTGATAATCACCACCAGGGACATCTAGCGTACGTCCAGTTGTCCAATATTGTCCCGGATAGTCTGGATACCACATCGGCACAGCGATTCGAGCAGCTTCTAGTGCTTTAAGTGTTGCTAGCTCTAATGGCTTTCCATCCTTATCTTTTGCTAATTTCATACTGCCCAGAATGCTGCCTGTTTTTACTCGTGCCGGTGAATCAGCAATAGATACTTCTTGATTGGCCAACCGACCTGCATAAATGCCAACTGTAGAGTTTCCTTCGTGTACTTGTGGCACTACGGTGATGTATTCACTTGCAATGCTCTTTGGCACATTCACCGTTTGCGCTAACCACTCGGCCCATGTTTCACCGTCCTCGGAATCATTAATTCCTGGTAAGGAACAGATCATGAAAACTTCTCGGCCAAGCTTGGCTTTAAGTTCATGGCGAAATGCGACTGCATCTTCAAGAGTGGACGCTCCAGTATTTGGCTTATCCAACACAACAGCTTCAAAGCTTGATGTCTCATTGGCTTTAAAAACCGCAGCCTGCCAACTATCTGATGGGTTTAAAACGATCACACCGGCAGTCCAGTTCTGTTTCCCATTTAACTGAGCAGCTTTTAGCGTGAGCATGTGTACAGGGTCGATGTTATCGAACGCGCTGTCTGAAAAATCCGTGGTGTTATCCACCATAATTAGGTTGCGCTCTGTTCCTGCAACTGTGCCGTACACAACAAACAGAAAGTGAAATTCAACGCCCGGGATCGGTCCGCGCATCATGTTCAGAATGTTAATAATGACGGTAGGCCATGCCATGTTTAGTTGCTCCTATTTCGATTCATTTCCCGCTTGATAATCATTGCTGCCCGTTTCGGACTAATGCCTATCAATCGGCGTTCTGGGCGATCTACTTCCCACTTACGTGATGGCGTTTTATTTTCCAGATCACTAATCAGTTTTGCGGCTTCAGCGACGGTCATATTCTGAGTAATGAATTTGAGCGTTGGCTTTTTGCCTCTCTTCTGCCTGCCTTGGGGCGGAAGTCTGTAACCTAAATCGCGTAACTCTTTTGCTTGCTCTCTCGTTGCCGGGTCGGTTTTCTTTGGTTCTTTCGCTTTCTTGGCTTGCTTGAATCGCTGCTGTAATCCGCTTTCCTCTGCTTCACCTGTATGGTGAGCTAGTGCAACGGTTCCTCGTCTTGATGGCCAACCAACAACCAAAACCCGGTTATTGTCTTTTTGAAAATGCTTTAGCTTCTTAGTGAAACCTCTAAGCATTTTTCGCCTGCCGTTTTTGCGCTTTGACCACGCTTTACCGTCTGGGTCACGCTGTGCTCGAATGTTTTTTTTGGTCGTTTTGGTGATGTATTTACCAAGCTCTTTCAGCACTCGGGCTCTGGCTTTTTTCTCAAGCTTTAGCAGCTCGAATTGCTCTTTAACTCGCAAATAACTGCGCTTATCGGCCCGTATCTCATACATTGCGGAGAACTACATTTGATAGCCTTTCCGCCTGCCAAATCTCGTACTCTTCAATCTTCCAGCGTTGAACATTCCAATAGATTGGCCCGTCTGGGTCTGCAGCCACTTTGACGGGTTCTTCAAACATAACTGAGACCAACACTTCGGCGTTTTTCTCATCTTCCAGTACTACGTCTACGTCTGGGTCGTCTAAGTCTTCGATGCGGAAACGGTCAGAATCGTTGTCCATCAACCACGCTCCAACATTGGCGAACAGCACCGCTGGGTCGTATTCTTTGAAAGGGAATTTGTCGAAGTAGAAGTCAGCAACATAACGCTGATACAGCAGGTCAAAACCATGGCCCATGTGCTTGGTTTCTAGTTTCAACTCAACCTTGCCCATTTCACATTCCATGCGCTTGGCTATCTTGTCGCCCACAACGCTGATTAAAAATGCGTTTAGATCACGCAGCTTGTAACCTGCTTGGTATTGCGTTCTCATAGCAAATCCACCGATGAACGGTTCAGCCCTTTCATATTTCGAATAATGCGCTGGCTTTCTGAAAGTAATTCAGTGCGCACCTCTACGCTTCTGTCTGCGATGTGATCGCCCTTGTCCTTGGTATGAACAGTTGCAATGTCCGGCAGCAAATCAGCTTTGGCTCTCGCAAATACTGCTGATTCGTATTGATATACAACACGGTTTTTATCATTCATTTTCGGAAAAGCAGGAACATCGCCAGCAGTTGCATACCCCTCTTCCTGATACTTAGCTTTTAAGTCTTCGAGTTGCTGATTAACTTCCGAAACAGCATGAACTAGAGCGATAGCAATACGTTCTGAGTCTTGAGCAGCAGGAATACCGCGACGCTTTTCAAAATCACCGGCATTGATGTTCGGCCAAAAACCGTCATTAGTGATTTCTGTCGCTTGATAATCCGAACCGGAAGATCCCGTAAACATCGTTATTCCTCTTTTAATAAGTGAGCCTCTAGCCACTGGGTCGACGGTATTGAGTTAGCCTATTGGCACTCTTACCTCACCAGCCGAGGCTCGGCGGCGTAGGAGCTGTTACAAGTTTTTGTTGTCTTTAATCGCTCGAATACGTTGTTCTACCTGACCAATTTTGGTTTTCACCCCAATTTTGGCGTACTTCTCATGAGCACACTGCAGTAGCAACAAGGCCTTTTCCAAGGTATCTAAACAACCGATAGACGTCGGTTGCGGTTGTCCTTCTTCATTTCGAAGTAAGTGCAACCCAGAAAATCGATACCACTTGGCATGCACTTCTTCGTGTAGTCGCCATTCGCTCTCAACCTTTTCAAAAACCGCGCTGAAATAAGGCTCGATAGAATGTCCTCTGCCAGACTCTTTTTCCGCCCAAGCTAAAACTTCATCGGCGCACACGGTTGGCCAGTCACGTCGGAAGTTATCTGGTGTAGGTAAATCAAGCGCTATGGCTTTCAAGCACCAATCAATCGCGGTTTCCATGTCGTTGACATCGAACAACCAGATAACCATATTGGTGAAAATTGGGTTCTCGAATACTTCGCCTTTTGCTAGGTAAGCTTCCACGTACGGTTTGTACTTGGGCACCAAAACATCACGCTTATGTTTCACCTTGTCTTCGATAGCATTGAGCTGTTTTAGATACTTGCGGTCTTCTTCAAAATCGATCAGCTTGATGTGCAGGCTTTCGGTATTTGCACTAGCACTCAACTTCGATGCAGAATGACTGACTTGATTTTCTAGAAGCTGACGACGCTGCCTTGCTAAAGGACTAGCCATTAATCACCCCTGCAACGGCTGATTCGACGACTGAAACAGATTCGATAGCAGCGAACTTTTTAAGATTTCCCACAGCGTAACCTTCCATACGGATATGGTTTTGCTTGAAACGAAGCTCATCTTCATCGTTTTTCTGCTTACGCCACTGAGTGCCTTCTTGCGTCAAAATCTGTAGGTTCTTGGTATTGGTAACCCAAAGTTGATCAGCCGGGAAAAATGGTGGTGTGTAAGCCTTTTTGCCAGCAATTGTCTTGGCTAGGCTTTGTGCCGCTTTATGCTCTGTTGGACTATCGGCAGCCTCAAGTAAGCGGTGCTGCTCAGCCGCGACTAGATTCGACCCAACTAAAACAACGAGATCTGGGTCTTGACGATGTTCGGGAGCAATCGTCGTGTTGATTAGATCTTGCGTAAGTGAATCAAGATTCTTGTATGAATCAGTCGCAGTGCCTGTTGGGTCAAGCTTTGCTGATGCGAGTACCTGGCTAGATCTCTTCTCTTTAACAATCGTGAGCCAGCCTTTATTTACATCCTGGCCTAATGGATTTTTAATCGGGTCCGTATTAGTTGCGATAGACGTACCGTTAAAACCGACACGCAACATATCCAATGCAAAACGACGAGAAATCGCGCTTTTCATCATGCTCAACCAGTGACCTTTAGAGCCAGAGTTTGCCCATTGCGTCATAGTTTCCCAAAGGATGTGTGCTCCTGAATCTGTCTTTGTAAGCTCGTAGGTATTACCACTTTGGCCCACTTCCACGCTAAAACGTCCCGAACCAGAGCGACCAGTCGAAAGGCCATCATCACCAACATCAACAACCTGACCTTTGATTTGCTGAACTGGCAGCAATGAAACCATGCCTAGGAAAGCATCCGATTCCATAATTGCTTGACGTAGCTTAGTTTCCATTGGGGGCGTCAAGTTAAACGACTGTGTACCTTGCGGAGCATTTGCGGCGGATAACGTCGCTGTACAAAACTCTTGTAAATAACTGGTAGATAGTGCGTTCAGCATTAAAACATCTCCTTAGATGAGAAAGATTCACTAGCACCTGATGGATCTGGTTCCTGGTCAGGGACTTCTTGTGATAGTTCAGCAAACTTAGTTTCTAGTCCGTTCACTTTCTCAAACAACGGATTTAGCTTTTCTTCCAGCGCAGCGGAAAACTGCTCGACCGTCGCATCTTTGGTTGCTACTTCTGGTGTTTCTGGTTGATCGGGTGTGTTTTGCAAATTGAACTCTTCTTTTAGTTCTTGCTTAAACTCACCTTTGAAAGCAGAAAACTGCTCTTTTAGTGCGACTTTTAATTGTTCTTCGGTCACGTTGGTGCCCTCTGCAGTTGATAGCGTTTCTGGCTCTTCATCGTCAGAAGAGAAAAATTCATTGAATGCCGCAAAAAAGCGGTCTTTGCGAGTAAAGCAATCTGAAAAGTCCACCTCTTCTAAATGGCTTGCTTTGATCTCGGTGGTTTCCCCATGAACACGAGAGAATTGAAGGAGCGATGTTCCTGTGGAGGCTGGGGAGTCAGTCGCAGCTAGGCCCATTAGATAGCAACGCCCTTCCCCCTTGTAGTCGGGATTTGGCTCAATAGATGTGAATAGTTTTTGTTTTTTACGGTTGGCTTCAAGCAGATAGTCATTCGGCTCTAGCTTGGCGAACAGACGTAATTTCCCGCCTTGTTCCTCCGCTTTTACTTCAACCACTCGGCCCCAGTTTTCACCGTAACCGTAAAATCGACGATGCTCAGGCCAAATTAGTGCGGTGTACTCATCCATCGAATAACTAGCGGCCATTTGCTCAATCCAATCACGGGTTATTTTACGCCCGTCGACGGTCGGTCCTTCTGTCGCGATGATTTTCCACTCACTAATCTTTGGCATTTTTGTACTCAAACTTGTCAATCACATACGGTTCGAGCAAACAATACGCCTTTGAATGTGTCGTTTCAGCTACTTCAATTCCTTGTAATTCGGATATATTTACTATCCGAATTCATCCGAACTTTGTTTAGTCATCTGCAAGTTTTCGGCGCGTATGATGCGCTTATGGCATATTCTCCCGAAATACGACAAGCCGCCCGAGCACTCTATTTGAAAGCTTGGACGCCACGTGAAATCGCTACCGAACTGAACCTGAATAATGAGCGCATCATTTATTACTGGGCAGACAAATTCGGTTGGCGCGATATGTTGCGTGAACAAACCATTGATGAAGCGATAGCAAATCGAATTCAAACACTGCTTGAACTTGTTGACCCCAGTAAAAACCAACTAGACATGCTCGATCGGCTTATCAAGCATCACGCTGCATTAAAGAAACAAAGGGCACAAGAAAAGCAGCAAGGTGAGCAACCTTTAAATACAGGGAATAAAAAGCATGACGGTACAAATAGCCGTAACAGCCAGAAATCTAGCAGTAATTCAAAATCGACCAAGAAACGTAAAAGTAAAAAGAATGACATCAGCGAACTGAGTGAAGAGGACTTTGTCACATGGCATGACTCCCTGTTTGCCTATCAGCATGTAATGCGCAACAACATAAAACAGCGTATTCGAAACATTCTTAAGTCCCGCCAGATTGGCGCAACTTACTACTTCAGTGGTGAAGCGTTAGAAGATGCGATTCTGACCGGCGATAACCAAATCTTTTTGTCAGCATCACGAGCTCAAGCGGAAGTTTTCCGCAGCTACATCATTGCTATTGCAAAAGAGTTCTTAGACATAGAGCTGACTGGAAACCCGATCATTCTCTCCAATGGTGCTGAACTTCGCTTTTTATCTACCAATAGCAAAACCGCGCAGAGTTACCACGGCCATGTTTATGTTGATGAGTATTTCTGGATACCGAAGTTTGACGAACTAAACAAACTCGCTTCGGCAATGGCTACCCATAAAAAATGGCGTAAAACCTACTTTTCAACACCATCATCGAAAATGCACCAGGCATATCCGTTTTGGACGGGGGACCAATGGCGAAAAGGCAGAGACTCACGCGCCAAAATTGAGTTTCCAACGTTCGATGAATATCGCGATGGTGGTGTACTTTGCCCTGATAAGCAGTGGCGATATGTCGTCACGATTGAAGACGCTGCAGCAGGCGGCTGTGAACTATTTGATATTGAAGAACTAAAGGACGAATACAGTAAAGACGATTTCGATAACCTGTTTATGTGTATCTTCGTCGACGGCTCTTTGTCTGTATTCAAATTCTCTGACCTCGAAAAAGGCATGGTTGACTCTGCCCACTGGCAGGACTTCAAGCCGAAAACAAAATCACCGTTTGCCGGGCGTGAAGTATGGTTGGGTTATGACCCTAGCCGAACGCGAGACAATGCTTGTTTGGTAGTAATAGCTCCACCAGCAGTTGCAGGTGAAAAGTTTCGTGTCTTAGAGAAGCACTACTGGAAAGGGCTTAACTTCCAGTACCACGTGAGTGAAATTGAAAAGGTATTTCAACGCTACAAAGTCACTTACATAGGCGTTGATACTACAGGCATTGGCGGCGGTGTTTGGGACTTAATTAAGAAAAAGTACCCTCGTGAAGCCCACGCCATACATTACAGCAACGAAAACAAGAATCGCCTAGTAATGAAGATGATCGATATCGTAGAAGCAAAACGACTGCAGTTTGATGCAGAACACAAAGACATTGCTATGGCATTCATGGCGATTAAACGAGTACCGACCAATAGCGGTAACGCTATGACCTTTAAAGCAGAGCGCAGTGAAACAACAGGTCACGCCGATGCGTTTTGGGCCATTTCACACGCCATTATCAATGAGCCGCTAGACCACAACACACCAACGAAATCAACCTGGGCGACTGCAGCATGATCAATCAAAAAGACAAACTAGTACAACAGGAGCAACATGCGGAATCTGTTTATCACATTGATTCAACGCCTGAGGCAATTGACTCAACCAGTTGGATGACTTCATATTCTGAACTTTTCTATAACGACACTGATGGTTACTGGGAACCTCCAATCTCACGCCAGGGCTTAGCAGAAACTTCACGTGCAAACGCCTATCACGGGTCTTTACTTAAAGCTCGAGCAAATTATGTTGCTGCCCGTTTTATTTCAGGTGGCGGTTCAAGACGTCGGCAGATTCAATCTTTTTGTAATAACTACTTCACGTTTGGTGATGCCGCATTTTTAAAAATCCGCGACCACTTCAAACGTGTTGTGCGCTTGTTTCCTCTACCGACCATGTATCTACGTAGACGTAAAAATGGGGACTTCGTTTTGCTAGAGCGAGACAACAAGCAACGAGTATACAAAGAGAATGACATCATTTTTTTGCCTCAAGAAGATCTGCAGCAGCAAGTTTATGGACTACCTGACTATCTAGGTAGTTTACAAAGTAGCTTACTAAACCGTGATGCAACGTTATTTCGTCGTCGCTATTACAAGAACGGTGCACACATGGGATTCATTTTTTACGCCACGGATCCAAACCTTAGTGATGACGACGAACAAATGCTGAAGGAAAAAATCGCGAGCTCCAAAGGGGTGGGTAACTTTAGAAGTATGTTTGTTAATATTCCAGGCGGTGCAGAAAAAGGGATTCAGCTAATCCCGGTGGGCGATATAGCGACAAAAGATGAATTTGAGCGAATCAAAAACATCACTGCGCAAGACATTCTCGTAGGGCATCGCTTCCCTATAGGAAAAGCAGGAATCATTCCCCAGGGAACGACTAATCTGGGTGACCCCGTCAAAATTGGCAGTGAGTATGCCAAAGACGAAATCATCCCCGTATGCGAACTAATTATGGATGAAGTTAACAACGATCCCGAGATAAAAAATATCAAAAATCTACATTTAAAATTTGATACTACGTTTGGAGAAAGTCCATAAACCTGTACAAAAACACAGCCCTTTGACGTATCATTATTTGGTCAGTCAATAAGTTAGGTGCTTGTATGAGAGTATTGTGTCCGGAGTGTGGTTGTAAAAGCCGAATTCAAAAATCCAATCGACTATCCAATAGTCATGCCGATTTATATTGCAGTTGTAGTGACCCAGAATGCGGGCATAGTTTTGTGATGAACTTGTCTTATAGTCACACTTTGAGCCCATCGGCAAAAACAACTAGTCAAATGGCTTTTGATTTATGTAAGGCGTTGCCGCCAGAGGCACGACAACAGCTCAAACATCAACTCTCGATACTATAGTGAATCTTGTATAAACGCCGTGCTATCTACTTCAGAAGCCATCTCGACAATGCTCAAGATGGCTTTTTGTTTTTCGGAGTCCAACTGCCCTTTTGTATCAGCCAGTATTAAGCCAGCAATATATGCACCTGCCGCTCTAGTCCTCTCTGTTGCCTCACTATTAGCCACACCATCAATGACGATTTCTAAAGCAGACAACAAGATATCGTTTTGATTTTTATTCGACATATCAACACCCTTACCAATCATCAGTGAAATATACTGTATATCCATACAGTTTTCCACAGTGGTTTTTAGATACAATTCACTCATTAAAAAACTTTGTATCAATAGGCATATGCAAAGCTCTAATCAAAACCAGCAAAAATCATCATCGACCAGCGTCAAAATAGCTCTATTAGCACGCTCAATAGCTGACTAAAAAAATTGGCTTAAATTTAGCATATGAAATGCTGCAGTATAGATTTCTGATTCTTAAATATCTTTTTCAGTCATAAGAATTACAGCACTCGTACTGACGTCAGTACTCATGTTCAAACAAAATTTTAAGCATATTCGTGATAAAAATGCGGCATGAATCACCAATGTAATGAAACCAACATACAACAACAACAAAACAATGATAACTGGATCACTATTGTACAAAAAATAACCACAAAAATAAAACTACTAATGGATTAATCTCCAACTCAATACGAACCTGTTTGCATACCCAAATTGTTGGGGTGCAGTTTTGAAGTATTAGTTCTCCAGCTAACGGGTAGTCTTGGTATTCACCTAACAATAGGAAATATAGAAATGTCTAATCTATTAGAAAGAACTAATGCTTGGCTAGAGCACATCAATAGTGCGGAGAACATTTTGTTGCCGCAAACTATCTTTATGAGGCCCGGAGCTTTGGCTATGCTAGAAAGCGATAGCCTGATAGAAAACCCTGCCAATTCAGAGGCTGTTGGTGACTACAGAGCCCAAGCGGAAAAAGCATCAACACCAGGTACTGCTCCACAGAGCGTGTTTGACGGTATGCAGACAGCCGTTAACATGTGCCGAACGAAGGCTCAATACAATCCTTTAGATCCCGAAGGTAAAGGTAACAGAGCACGCTTCATAGAGTTTACTCAGAATATAAGTTCAATGCCTTTTGTGACTTTGGAATGGGCCACAACAACACAGATCAAACAAAAGAGTCGCAATGCAGATGTCTTAATAAACTCCTTTGTTGATGGTTTTTGGGGTATTACACAAGGAGATAAAGAGCAGATAGTCAAGTCTGTGCGAAATCTAGCATCAGCAGCATTATCTTATGCTGATCAGACAGAGAGGCTATCTAACTTTGCTCAAAATCTTTTACAAGTTGACTCTTCGGGCAATGTAGAGTTCTGCCTATATAGCAGTACTTTCCAAATTTCAGTTTCAGAACATAAAGGCATAATTACTTTTCATTCTGAATACGAACTGTCGCAAGCGATGTATTCTTTGTCACCATCCAACTGGGACTCGGTTAAAGAGCTTTTTGCCAAAGAGTATAAAGTCACCGTTGAGGACTGGATTAAAAATATGACAACCCCAGTGAAAGAAGGCAGCACTATAAGAGCACTCTGTCTAGAAGATAGATAATCCTAGTCTTACTATGTATTACTGATAAGAAGCCCACATCACGTGGGCTTCTTAAAGCTAAAGCCCCAACCACTTTTATAAGGGAATTTGTGTAAATGAAAACTTTATTAAGTGTATTAATAAGTGTACTAACTGTGGTTGGCTGCAGTTCACCAGAAGCCATAACTCAGCAACCTAGTGATATCGTCATTAAGTCAACTTTTAACAGTACAGCTACTTGGAACAAAGGGCAGAAGTTTTTAAACGTAATTGGATCAACTAAGGACCCCAAAGTGGATAATAAGTCTTGGATAGCCCTATACCGAGACAAGTGTGGCATAGACCCCGGGCACAGAAGTGCTACGGGTGCAATGTGTCCTCAAAATGCTCTTGGAGGACACATCGTCAAGTTTGGGCAATCACAACACCCAACAAAGAACTCTTTGGTTTATATAATTCCGATCTGCACAAGCGAAAACAACAAACCAAATGATGAAATGACGGTTGCTACTGATAATACATGCGTAGTTGTACTAAATTATTGGATGAAGTAGAGACTAAAGCCCTCCCAAAAGAGCGCTCTAAAATGGCCTCACTCTCATTTTCGTAATTCTACTTATATTGTGTAACTGCTATTAACTGAATGGATCTGTCAGATTAGATGAGAATACAACGCCACCTAGCTCATTTTGTTCGCACAAACTCTTAAAATGTTCAGTACAATACAGAAAGCTCGCTCCTAGCATCTTTGATTTAAAAACAACCTTTTCTGCAACGTCGCTTTCATTAAATACTAAAACCTCTACACCTGCTAAGCTGCCATATTCAATTTTTTGGATGCACTTATCTTCATCTTCTTGCCCAAACTCCAATGGTGTATACAGGTACCATTCCTCTCCTTTATAGCGAATCGATAAGAACTCGCCTACTTTGCTCAATGGCTCTTTTAAAGATGCATAAGCTTTAGGGGAAAGCACTAAGAAAACCCGTAACCATAAACTGATATCAGGAAGTAATGAGTCTTTCTTGAGAACATCTTCAAACTCAATATCTACTTCACCCCATATACTTTTTAAAGAAAAGTTTTCTAATGGCTGCACAACGATTTTTTCTATTAAATCTATGTCACCTAACTGCCTAGCTACAGAACTAGGCGTAGTGCTCACGATTTTATATTCATTGTGACAGTCGGAAATTTTATAAACCGTCATTAACCTCTCCAGTCCTCATTTTTACTTTCAAGTATGGTCTTAGGGTATGTTCCTTTTTTCAAATGGTTTTTTACTTGAAGGAGAGAGGCTTCAAAAAGCTGCTTATTAAGAGGTGTTAATGAAAATTTTGACGCGATCCAAGATTCATAGTTATAAGTATGTATTGAACGATGCGCTGGAGAGTCAGGGCTTTCCCAGTTTAGGTCTACGTTTTTAGCGTAATTCATCAACCAAACACCATTTTGGGGAGCATTAATACCTATCCTGTGCATATGCATATTGATTCTAGCTGTTTCTATATCAGCCTGACGATGTCGCCCTTTACCAGGTATGATATGGTGAGCTTCATGGCTTAAGGTAGGTTGAGGCTCTCCTGCAGCTGTTAGATTATTCGCAAGCTTTTTAGTCGGGTGGTGCTTCTCTGACAATAGTTCCGACGGTTTCTTATTTAAGTTCTTATCTGTGTAGCTCTTAAGCTTCTCTTCAAGGTCTCTAACTTGCGCATGGGCTATAAGCTCTCTTCTTTTAAGCTTCAAGAAGTCATAATCTCTCTGTTCATGAAAAAACCTTTTTGTTTTTTGCTCTTTAGTTTCTCCTGCTGGCGGAGACTTACGATACTTATCGTAAAAGTCCGTCACTAATTGGTCAAAACGATCAAAAGCTAACTCTGCTGCTGTTGGGTTACTAGGACGATTAGATTTTTTCCCAACACGACTCAAACTATTCTTCATGGCTGCCAACCTAGTCATTGTTTTAAAATGTGATTGGATATCACTTAGAGTAGAAGCGAGCGAATTATCAACACGTTATTCTAGAACTCGGTCATATAAAATATTTCAGCATTGCATTCATTTGCATATTTTAGGAACTGTACTACAAGTTCACATTGACCCGATGACACACTGGAAAAAGCCGCCCTTCGAGATAGTCTGCCGTAATGCTATACCAATAAGAAAGCTCACTTTCATCAACTTCCATGTGTGGTATAGATTCATGTAATAGTGATTGCCAATAGGACTGATTCTCCTTAAATCGCTGATATTCAGATTGATAGAAGTGGCTCGCGTCTTGTTTTATATCACTCAGGTCCAAATCCCTGCAATTCAATGACCACCCTCTTGCACCAGCAGCCCAAACCATAAACTTGTCTACTTTATCCTTAGCCAGTTCTCCCTCAAACGTAATGCAGAAGCGATTGCTCGTATTCACGTGTACTCCCCTGCTATGCAAATTCTGACTCAGCTTTTCGGCCTGCTTTTCCAAACGGATGATTCTCTGATAAAGCTTGTTCTGATACTCCTCAGATTTCTGCTGCTTTTTGGCGATCGCTTTGGCCTTGATGGTTTGCTCTTTGGCATTTCGTAGCTTGCGGATTTGCCGCTTAATTGGCTTTTTCCATTGCTCAAGTTTGTAGCCCAACTCCTTAATTATTGCGGTCATATTGCCAGCTTCAAACGAAGCAAGAGTTTCCCAGGCAGGAGCTCTTGAGCACTTCGCGATATTGTATCGATTTCCCTTGATTAGCCCTTGGTCAGCATTTTCACCTTTAGCGGCATAACCGACTGCTTTGATAATGTAAGAACCGGCGGCTTTGGGCTTTTTGATTCGCTCTAATTTAGCAAACCCGTGCCCCCATATTTTTTCAAGTCGCTTAGCCCAAGGACTAAAGAGATGCTCTGGTACTGTCCAACGTAGCAAAATATGAACGTGTGGATTAGGCTCTCCATCTTCATTGGCTGGACACTCGGCTACCCATATGTAATGGAAATCAGCAGGCAAGTTAGTCGGGCCAACATCGCTAGGCTGAACATGTTTAGCAACTTTCTCCTGAGATAAGTCGCAGTACTTTCGTCCACTATCTTTATCAACTTGGATGGTATGGTCCGCAACCCAGCCGCGTTGATACATTTTCTTTGCGCCATCAAGAAAACGAGAGACTTCTTTACCTATTGTTGTCTCTAAAGTTTTTTCCATCGAGAACTCTTGCTTGGGCTTTTGTTTAAGATCGCAATATGGGCCGACTATGACACTGCCCTGGTTCATAGCTTTAACACGCTTACTATCTAAGGTTGGAAACAGCCAGTATTCTCCACCAATATCCGTGATTGGTTGGTCAACTTTCTTTTCACCACGCTTAGGATGTACTGTCACCATGTTGCGCTTATAGTTTATTGGATGATGTGACCCCATACTGACACACTCACTTCCATCCAACATTCCACCGAATATGGCCATTCGTTGTGCCTTGGTGAAAGTCAGCGTGAGAAAAGTAGAGAAACCACCATGGCAAGCTGCAGTGTAAGCCCCTGCCTCAAAGATTTTAGAAACAGAACGGGACGTCAGCTTTTCCGAGAACCTCTCACCACTGTTTTCCGAAGGCGCAGCACTAGATGGCGTTTCGGTTACCGCCTGAAACTTATAAGTTTCATTCCAAGACCGGTGCATTAGCTGCATTGAAATAGGAATCTTTTTAGGTTCGCCTTGTCCTCGTTTTCCATTCTGATTGAGAATGGCAGGTTTGGAGCGCTCGTTCGTTTCATACAAAGCATCATGGCTAAAGTTGGCGTCGGCATTGCTGATGATATTTTTAGGGCGTAGAGACTTGCTCAGACTCATCAATTGCTTAATTTGCTTGTCTTTTCTGTGGCGAAATTTCTCTGTCGGACTTTTGCGCCCCTTGACTAGCCTATACTCTTCGGCGATTCTCGCCGCCGCTTCGCGGTCGTGTTTCGAGCAATAATTTACAGATTTATAGAAGTCAGTTCGCTCTTGAAGATCTCGTTCGCGCTTAGACTTTCGATTGGGAACACGGTCATATATCGCTATTTTTTTGACCATGCCACTATCTAGAAGTGCTTGTTCTTGGTCTGAGTAAATTTTGGAACCTAAAAAACCAGCATTATAGCTGGCGTCATTATTTTTGATTCGGTCGAGGGGCATCACTGCCCCACCAATATATAGAAGATCAGACTGATTCATAATCTATCCGCAGTTTGTCTTTACCTACAGAGAAAACGGTAAACTTTTGGTGCGTCATACCGACTCCAGTTCCTGAGTCGTCACTAGCATGAAACCACCTTTCATGTTGCCTTTGCTCAATACTCCTTTGCTTAGATGAGTACAACTAAGGGAAACACACGCTTGTTCGATGGCTTGGTCTAGTGAGTCGAAGTCGCCAACCATTACATTGGCGACTTCTTTCGTGTCTTCATGGCGGATGATGCCGCCATCTGGGCAAAGCATTATTGCGGCGTATTGCATGACGCACGCTCCTGTTCTTCTAAGAAGCTACTCGCCTCATCAATAAAAGAGCGCCCGCCTTCCACCGTTAACTCTGCATCAATAGTCGTGTATCCGGCAGAACGCGTAATCTCATAGCCAGCTTCGATGCAGTCACAACACTCTTCCAATCGGTCTTTCAACATTTCAATTAACTGGTTGGCTTCACTCGAACTATTACTCATGCTGCATCCTCCGATTCAGCTTGATCGCGGCGAACGGCAATGCGTTCAATTAGGTCGTCTTCAATGTTCAGTAGTTCTTCTAGCGCACATTCCTTATCAATCAACACAACGTTGTGGGCGTGGTTAGTCGTGTTCTCATCAAACACAATCACGTTCAGAAGGCTCATTTTTGATGAATACTCGATACGAATACTGATGACATCTGAGCTATCCAACGCCAAAGCGAACAGACTATTGATGGTTGTTTGGATAGCGAGTTTGTTTGCAACTTCATTTAGATTCATCTTTTATGCTCCTACGCTAAGACGAAAAAAAGCCCCCTGTAAAAGGGGCAAAGGCTTGGAGAATTAATGGGTACTACTGAATTGGTAATACTTGAGGCGTCGAACGTCACCAAGATTGCGATCGAACAACGTTGCAATTTCTTTAATCTGTTGCATGCCGTTCCGGATTTTTTGAAGCTCCAAATCATTAAAGCTTTCAAACTCTCGCACGTGCTCCGAGGCTTTCAGATCACCTGCGACTAAAACCATACCGCGAAAACGTGGTGGCATAGCGTCCCACAATTTTTTCAACTTGCCGCGTGTAGCAGAACCATTGAACAAAGCTTTACAAGCGGCAATGCTCTCGCTGGCGTTGGGTATTTTCTTTTGTTGTTCCTGTTGAATAGCTAACTGACTCATTGACTCTCCTTAGGCTAAGCCCGGAAGTGGCGCACCGTTGGCGAGGAAATCTGTACCCATTTGCATGAGTGGCTGAAAGCCGGTGGTGCGGTTTTCTAAATCGTTGACGAACAAAACTAAGTTGCCGATGGCCGCTTGAACCTTGGCAATGGTTTTGCGCTTTTGACTGCGAGGTAAACGGTCTGCACTGCACATGTGCATTGCATCGCTAGACAGCTCACCTGAATATTGGTTGTTAAGTAGCGTGCGCTCTAAAAGGTTCTTCTCTTCCCCGTCTTGGGGTAACTGAACCGTCACGACACCTAGGTCAGCAAAGAGTGTGTTCACAATGGTGTAATCGCCGGATTCCTTGCTCAGCAATGCCAAATCCACTGGGTCCAGTTTGTGAGGCTGTTCTGGATTTAGCTTGTTACGCAGCATTCTCCCAGTTAGGCCGATGCGTGGAGCCAGCTTTTCCATATTGTGATTGATGGCGAAGTCGCAACATGCAGCGTTAAAAGATTGCTGTTTGCGTTCGCGGAATCCGCACATAGCGATATTTGCGTCCATGATTCACACTCTTACATGAAAGGCGGTACGAGAATGACAACCAACGCAAACACATTTAGCCACATTGGGCAGTGCGTTTTAGTTGGAATAAGAGAGGAAAAGCCCATTACTTACCCAAGCGCGGCAATAGCTTCACGTGCTGCCATTTCGTGCATAGCAACCATGTTAATCAATGGCTTATCACGACGCTTGTCTTTTGGCTTGATGATCACGCGACCTTCAGTCACGTATTGTTTGATGGTGCCCATAGGCAAACCAGTAAGGCGGGAGTATTCTTCGTAAGTCACATATGGACTTAGTGGAGGTATCTTGTACGTTAACATGGTGATATCCTTGTATTTATATCTATCTTCTTCGGTTGTCTCTTGCTTTGGTCGGCGTAACATCCGAAAACAAGTTTAGTATTGATCCGATTTTTCGTACGGTCAACGTATTTTCGTACAAAATTGAAATCAATCACATAATGGTGAACGATTATGAGTGCAGAATTGGCTATTTTTGATTACATCAAAGGCGAGGCATTCACTGATAAACTAAAAGAAATCAATGGCGTAAATTCTCTTGGAGAACTGGCGCAGATATATGGTGTACCTAAAACCACTTTTAGTACTTGGAACTCACACAACAGAAACTCACACGAACTAGTTGTAAGAACTCATTTACGTACAGGCATCCCGGTTAAAGAGCTGATTCTTCCCAACGACTATCCTGAGACCGAACTACACCACTCTTTTTGGGGCAATCAAAAAGCACCTGAAGCTGAGGTGACTTCATCTAGTCCAGAGTTACAGAATCCTCAGTTAGCCATCGTCGCGATTAAAAGTTTCTGCCTTACGAATGGCCAGCTTGTGCCAACTGGAGAGATTCCATACGCACAACGCATGTTCAACTCTTGGGATTTAGAAGCCAGCAACACCATTGAGATCGAAACGAACGAAGGCCGCTTTCTGGTAGATAAAAACCAGAACGATGCAGTGAGTGGCGAGTATTTGATTGATATGAATGGGCGTCTGTCCATCAACCACATTCAACGATTACCAAACAAACTAGCAGTCGTGTTTGGCAACACGACGGTTGAAGTATCAGAAGAAGATATAAAAGTAATTGGCCGCGTGGCGGTAACATTAAGAAAAGAATAATTATTAACTGGTTGTCTAGGAGTAAAACTTATGGATGAAGGAATCTTAATAATCCTCTCTCTTGTCATTCTACCTCTACTTTTACTCATCTTTAACATGAGACGGAGTAAGAAGGCTAGGTTAGCTTTCGAAGAGAAGCTTGCCGATACAAATAGGCAACTCGAATATGCATATGGCAAAGTTGCCCGCCTCGAAGAAGAGCGGAGAGGCTTGAAAGCTAAGTATGGGCCGATAATAGATATAGAAGGCCATGCAGCAAAATTACTCGATGAAGCAGAAGAAGATGCGGCATCTAAACGCGATCAGTCTTTAAAGTTGTTAGCTGAAGCCGAAGCAAACGCGGACGAAATTCGCCAGGAAGCGAAGTCTATCAGGTCAGAAGCTACTCAACGATTGAAAGATTCGAAAGAAAAAGCAGAAGTAATTAAGAGTGAGGCTAGAGTCGAAGCTGAGAAAGTTATCAGCTTTGCTGAGGCTCAAGCTAAGGAAATTGCAGGTGACGCTTACGAAGCTAAAGCGAAAGCAGACTCATATGATAAAGCTATTCGTGCAATGCGAAACACCATCGAAGGCTACAAGGATGACTACATCATCCCGAACCACTCTGTGTTAGACGACCTAGCGGATGAGTTTGGTCATAAGGAAGCAGGCGAAGAACTCAAAGCCGCAAGAAAGAGAGTTCGAGATATGGTTAAGGATGGTTATGCTGGAGCATGTGATTATGTAGAGGTGAATCGTAAAACCTATGCCATTCATTTTGCTGTCGATGCTTTTAACGGGAAAGTAGATAGCGCACTATCGAAAGTTAAACATGATAATTACGGTAAAATTAAGCAAGAAATCATCGATGCTTTTGCTCTCGTTAATCATAACGGCGCCCCCTTCAGAAATGCACGTATCAATCAAGAGTACCTAGACGCAAGACTCAATGAGCTTAAACGGGCAGTAGCCACTTTTGAACTCAAAAAAATCGAAAGAGAAGAACAAGCCGAAATCAAAGCGCAAATTCGAGAAGAAGAGCGAGCTATTAGAGAAATGGAAAAAGCTCGTAAAGAAGCAGAGAAAGAAGAACGTATGCTTCAAAAAGCGCTTGAGAAAGCTCGCGCTGAACTTGCTGCAGCAAATGATGAGCAAAGAGCTCAATATGAATCACAACTTGCTGAACTCGAAGGCAAACTTAAAGAAGCAGAAGAGAAAGGCCAACGCGCCCTTTCTATGGCTCAACAAACTCGCAGAGGCCACGTTTACGTTATTAGTAACATCGGCAGCTTTGGCGAGGAGGTCTTTAAGATTGGTATGACTCGAAGATTAGAGCCTATGGATCGAGTCAAAGAGTTAGGAGATGCCTCCGTTCCATTCTCATTTGATGTTCACGCAATGATTTACAGTGAAGACGCACCAGCTCTAGAAAAAGAACTTCATAGAAGGTTCGATTTGGACTCTGTGAACAAAGTTAACCCACGCAAAGAGTTCTTTAGAACATCGGTTGCGGAAATCAAACAAGCGGTAGAACAAAATGGTGTTACTGACGTTCATTGGACTCTAAAAGCAGAAGCGGCAGAGTACCGAGAAAGCCTTGCTATCGCTAAAGAGCAGCTAGCCGAAGCAGTGGCATAGATAAAATGAAGCTAACGAATTATATTAATAAGATTACATTTTGTGATGGAAAAATGTCGTCCCTCACATGGGATCTCGTATCTGTAAAGCAAATAAATTTCTTTGTCGGTCCAAACAACTCAGGAAAAAGTCGTCAGTTACGTAATTTTTCTAAAATAAACAAGAAAGAGTTAATATTCGATACTAATCTTTTTTCAGTTGAATATTTAATCTCTCAATGGAAGCTATTCACTGATAAGGATAAACTCCTATTCAGCCAACGGTTAGGCATAGAAATAGAACAAGTAATAAAATTCACAGAACAAGTAATAAAAGAAAGTCAATCAGTTGGTGTACATCAGCTTCACGAAAAAATAATGAGCAAGGCGCTACGAAGATACTCTCAATACTCTCTTATTCAATAGGATATTAAAGCAAAATTCCGATGCAGCCAATGCTTTAGAAAAACTATCACAGTTACAAAAACGGAACTCTCAATACATTCCAACACTTCGGAGTCTTAGAAATATTCATAATACGGATCTGTTTCATCAAAGAACATCTGATGACTATTTTTCAAATTCTAGTTTTGAAGGTCTAATATTTACTGGACATAGTTTGTATGAGGATGTCAAAGCACATCTATTAGGTACACATGAACAAAGACAGAAAATCCGCGATTATGAGAAGTATCTATCAGAACATTTCTTTTTTGGTCAAGAAGTCTCACTTGTACCAAGAATCGATACTGACGTAGTTTACTTCAAAGAGGGTGAAAAAGAAGAACGTCCTATTTATGATTTAGGGGACGGTATCCAATCAATAATCATGTTGACTTACCCTGTTTTTATGGCCACTGAAAGAACAATGTTCTTTATTGAAGAGCCGGAGCTGTTTTTACACGCAGGGTTACAAAGAACTCTTGTGGAAACCTATGCAAATGCTAAACATTCTGAGCATATGTTCTTTATTACCACTCACTCCAACCACTTTTTAGATATCGCGCAAGAACGAGATGATGTCTCAATTCAACAAGTTCGCCAGAATAAAGAAGGTAGAACGGAAGTGACTCCTGCAGCAGAGTTTGAAGATCTCCTTACTGAGTTAGGTGTTCGCGCATCTTCTGTTTTATTGGCAAACTGCTCTATTTGGGTTGAAGGAATAACCGACAAGTTATACCTCCGTACCTACCTCAACAAGTATATAGAAGAACTTCGGGAAGAAGGTAACAAGAAAAAAGCTAATGAGCTTTCTAGTTATCACGAGAACTTGCATTTTGTATTTACAGAGTATCAGGGCAGCAACATTACACACTGGTATTTTGGTAACTCAAATTCCAACGATACTACTAGCGCAACACCTGCAAAAAAACTGAACAATAATATATTGCTCATCGCTGATGCTGATATAGATAGTAAAGGTGACCGTGTAGAACAGTTAAAACGGGACCTTGGTAACTCATTTTTTCTTCTAGAATGGAAAGAAATCGAAAATTACATACCTCAAAAGATTATCATTGATACAGCCAAGGCACGTTGGGAAACTTTTAATGGAAAAAAAGAGTGTAAATTTAACGCTTCTAATATTACTCAGGTAGGATTGTTTGAAAAGAACAATGAAGGTATAGGTCGTACCTTAGAACGTTATGTGCAAAAGCCAAAAGAACTTAAGCGCAACTTCTATTCCGACGATTCAGGAACGATTAAAGATAAAGTTAAATTCTGTCATACAGCCATCGAGATTATGAATTCTGAAGATACAGACTGGAAATTAACCCCAGAGCTAACTAAATTATGTGAGCGAATTTGGGATCATGTAATTGACAGCAATAAGTAGTGCTATCATAATTAAAAGCCCCTGCTACGGGGCTTAAATGTTCTATTTTGGCATCTCTAACCATTAGCTGCCAAAATCTGCGAAGAGGTTACAGTGATTGGTTAGTTGTTGAATAAATGCATCAACACTGGTTGAAGCGCTTAAATTACGATAATCACCTGTGACACTATTTTCACTTGAAGCGGCCATAACCGAAGCAGCATCATAAATACGTCTAGCCATAAGCTTGCGACATAAAATTTCATAGCGTTCTAGATAAGAAACACCAGCAACTCGTGGATATTTGCCATTTATAGGTTGGTAATTTTTATCCCTGTTGTTTTCATCAGCCAAGAACCCTTGCATTACAGGGAAGTGATCCATACTAATTTGGGCAGAGCGTCTCGTAGTTTCTGAATCTTCAACTAAAATAAGGTACCCCATAAATGGACGTACACTTGGCAAGAATGCATTTTCTTCGATTGCGGTGCTAAGATCCAATCCACTCCCCAGAACTTCTTCTGTACGATTATTAAAGTTATTACCAATAGAGCCTACTTGTGATTTCAACTCGACAGCTGCGACTAGGTAACCGTTGGAAGTTACAACAATATCCCATGATTTATGAGGTCTGAAATATCCAGGCAATTGAGAGGTGTTTTTCCCAGTATGAATTTGAAAATCGTCGAGATTCGAAGACTCAACAACTTGACGGATCAGTTCAATAAATCCATCTAGCGTTTTTCCACCTAAAACACCAGAGCCACCATTTCTTACTGTCCAGAAATTTCTAACAGCGCTTTTCACCAATTCATTCATTTATTAACCTAGTAACTGTTGTTCTTGTTTATTCAATTTATATAATTGGGATGTTAAGAGAATTGATTTCTCAATATCATTGTTTATAGCAACCTCCGAGAGAGCAGTAGCCAAATCAGAATCAACGTCTTCCCACCGAGGTAAGCAAATTCTTCTTAAATGCTGAGCTTGAAACCTCAAATTACCCCCTGCCACTTTCGTTGAGTAGTTCTCGACGAAAAGCTGTCCAATCCCCGATATTAGAACGCCTTGCAAAGCTCTGATATCCCAATCAGATGAGCAGATATAGTAAATAGAGTTGTTTGGATGATACTGACCAGGGTCATATACAGTTGTCAATTTAGACTTGATATCAGGTATCAATAGTTTCTCTTGGGCAGCACGTTCAGGGTAAACTCGATCAATGGTCTTAAACCAGTGGTGTGGCGATTTTTTTGCAACATGCCGTTTTTGTAAAACTTCTTTATGCTGAGTTAAGTATTCTTGGAGCATTGGGAAGTCTGTCAGTTTGACTACACCATTTTCGTCATATGTGTTCACAATGAACTTGCCTGAATGCACCAATGTTCCTGAGCGAATGTCAGTTGCTGTAACCAAAGGCACTTTGCGGCTAGGCTCTAATGCTACATCATCACCCACTATGTACACTTTATTATTTCCCGTTGCGGCTCCGATGTAGACCTTGCAACCGACATCTTCCATTGTAGGGAAGTCTCTCTCTAACCTTTTAATTAGGTTTAGCTCATCCACAGATCCAAATAACCAGGGCTTGTCATTCTCGATAATATCCTTTCTCTCAGTTAGTTTATGTAAGCTCTTATCTTGCCCAGAAAGCACTAAATAAACGGATTCTGAAAACTCGGAATCTATCTCTGGATTATGCAGTATTATTGTTGATTTATGCTTCTGTTTTGAAATCTGTGTAATCGCTGGATACGTCAAAACATCAGATTGAAATGCTGATTGACCATAAAGGTCTACGTAGAGATCAAGTTGATAGCTAGCTGATATAAATCCACGCAATGACGAACCGTAACTATTCTTAGTCCATCTATCCGTACAAATAAAAGACAAGACCCCTTTTACCTCGAGGAGTTCCAAACACTTCTGATAAAACGCAATGTATAGATCTGCGCGTTCTTTCATTGTGTGGTAGCGAAAGCGATACGCTGAAAGTAAAGATGGTGGGATATTCTCGATCCTGACATACGGCGGGTTACCAATTACATGGCTAAAACAAGTAGAGAAGTCCGCTAACAAGAAGTCGCCGTGATAAAACCAGCTTTCAACAATTGAGTTAGCCTCTTCAACCGTTAGTGCTTTAAGCAAAACTTCATTGGTTTTCTGTTTAGCAATAACAATATTTTCTGATGAAATATCAAAAGCCTGAACCATACCTTTAATAAAGTCTATAGAGTAGTGTTCTTGGTTATCTGTTATGTTTGCAACCAAAAGCTTTGCAATTGCGATAACAAACTCACCTTGACCACATGATGGCTCTAGTATGCGAACGCTCTTCGCGTTAATGGCGTCGCTAATCCCAGAGGTCTTTAGCATGAAGTTAACAACGTCCGGGTTTGTAAAGACCTCTCCTTTTTCTTCATCTGAGGCCCCCCACGCTAAGGAATCTAAATGGTTTTCAATCTCTGGAATAGTTAGTTGCATGATTTGAATGATACTATTAAAAAACTGAATAAAGCGTACCAGAAATTAAGGTTCAAACATACAGTAAGGCATAACGTCTAGATGTACAGAGTTCGGGTAACCTCAGGTAGGGCAAGTCACATTAACAGGATGTAAATGAATAAAAGCACTAAGTCGAAATGGGGCAGAAGTTTGTTAAGGTAATCTGTCAGGTCTTGTGCTCACCAAACGATTCTGCCAAGTCTATTCAATCTCGGGTAGGAAAATGACAAATTGCACCCTAACTAAGATCTTCTTTTTCGCACTCACTTTCAGTTACAACATTCATCTTACGGAATGACAAATACTTCGTGAATCCGGTTGAAATGATAGCTTTATTGTTAGGAGAGATTCCAACATGGCCAACGACTATCACATCTGAACCATCGAGCTCACCAACATCTTTAATCTTAAAATTTCTAAGGAGCTGATCTTTTAACTCTGGTCTAAGACTTATGCTAGGCTCAGTTCTGTAGTCACCATAGTTCAGCCAAAGGACTCCATTCTTATCTACATTCAAGTTGTTTATTGGGCCCCAGAATATATATTCCTTTCCTGTGTGCTTATCACTTGCCTCTGATATAGGAACTAAGAAGTCTGAGAGTTGACCTTTTATAATTTCTCTTCCGCCATCCGTCACAATGTTAATCGTCTGCCCCTTATCCGCATAATTCGGATTACGGCATAGGTTTGTTAACAGCGCCCTCAACGATTTGTTTAGTGGGAAACCTGAGCCAGAACCAACGCCAGATGCTGGTCTTGCTGTTACTCGTGTTGATTCTTCTTCACCGTGCTTGCCGTTGTCTTGAGATACATACAATGAGTTGTTGTTGGCTTTATCTAGATCAACACGAATATCAGAAGATAAATCTCCTTCTCCCGCAGATTCATCTTCCCCATCAGCTTTCATCAATACCGTCGATGCGTCGCAATCAGGTTTATGGCGAGCACCAAAACATGCCATACGGTCGATTTTTGCTGTCTTATACCCCTTAACAAACCAAGCTTTTTCTCCACAAACTTTGCAATCAATTAATCCTCGAAATTTGCCCGGATCATCTTCATACATTTCCGTTGTACAATCCGAGCCATCTTCCCTATAGGTACAAACAAGCATACTCACCTCAACACATACACTACCGTACTAATTGCTATTTAACAGTAACTTGTGCATTGGTCAAACCATAGCCTCCTCTTTGCGATGTAGAGCGTACTCATTCTTGTTCGTTCATCATCAACTTAAACATTGCAAAATCTACAATATAAAAATACTGTATATAAAAACAGTTATATTTATATTCTAATGACTATAAGAAACCTTAAAGACGGCAGTAAAAAACCTTGGCTTTGTGAGTGCTACCCGCAAGGCCGCTCTGGTAAACGCGTTCGTAAACGCTTCGCCACCAAAGGTGAAGCTACGGCATTTGAGCTTCATCTAATGAAAGAAGTGGATGACAAGCCGTGGTTGGGTTCTAAACCTGATCACCGTCGATTATCTGATTTAGTCGAACTATGGTTTAAGCTGCATGGTAAGAATCTCAAGTCTGGTGATCATACTCGCCTACGTTTAGAAAGCATGGTTTTCGACTTGGACAACCCTATCGCTTCGCACCTTAACGCGAAACAACTCGCTACATATCGTTCTAACCGTTCCAACAAAGGTAGAGGGCAAAAACATAAAGAGCTTTCCATCGCTTCGAATAACGTGGATTTTGGGTTGTTGAAAGCAATGTTCAATAAGTTGATAAAGCTTGAAGAATGGAAACTTCCTAATCCAGTTGATGGGATTGAGGCGATCAAAAAGCCGGAATCTGAACTGGCGTTCCTGACCGAACAAGAGATTCATCACCTGTTTGAAGTAGCTCAACAAAGCCCGATTGGTGATGAGCTAACGAAGATATATAAAGTTTGCCTGGCAACTGGTGCTCGTATCAGGGAAGCGATTTATCTGAAAGGTTCTAACCTGACGAAATACCGCATTACCTACAACAATACCAAAGGCAAACGAAATAGAACGGTACCGATTTCTGAAGAGTTGTATAACCAAATCTATAAGCCAACCAATGACCGTCTTTTCACCTGCGGTTATGGCGTGGCGTATAAATGGCTGACTAAAGCCCTACCTCATTTACCAGAGGGCCAAGCGACTCACGTTTTACGTCATACCTTCGCGAGTCACTTCATGACGAATGGCGGCAACATTCTTGTACTGAAAGAAATCCTAGGCCATCAGCATATCGACCACACGATGATTTACGCCCACTTTTCACCAAACCATTTGAGCGATGCGGTACGCTTTAACCCACTAACAAATCTCAATATCTAG